CGCTGTGCCTGAGGCTGTCGCCCAACCGGTCTTGCGGGCTCCAACGATTTTCTGCCCGCCCACGTAATAGCCACCCGCAGCGGCGACATCGATGAGACCGTTGAAAGACGCATTTCTTGCGACGGCCAAGTCCCGCTCAAGAAAGATGTCGCCTGTAGCCCGGTCGATCCGGAAAGAATTTCCAAGAAACGCCCCGCCATCATCATAGCGGTTGATCACGAAATCAGATCCCGTGTCCGCTCCGGACTCGGCCTCGACGTTGGCTCCTGCCGTCCAGCGAATTACAGAACCTGTCTTGAAACGAATAATCCGGGCACTACTAGCCGGACCAACTATTTCGATGTTGCCAGTACCAGCGATCAATCCGGCTGCCGTCGAGAATCCTGAAATCGTGTGATTGCCATAGACGTCCAATATTGCGAGCAGCGACGTGTTGGCTGCATTGACGCACGTGTAGAAATTACCGGCCGGGCTGCTGTCTGTCTCGCGCTGGAGGAACAGCATTGTTGTGTTGTTGGCCTGCTGCCGCGCTGACAGAACAGTGGCGCTGCTTGTCGTCGGACTGCCAGTCAACGATTTGACGAGGATTGCCGTACCACCGGCAATCGGATTGTAAGTATAGCCATTAAGTGTGTTGAAGGTGACGAGCCCTTCGATCCACTTGTTTGTAGCGCGTGACACAGAGATTGCAGCATGCGTGTCATGTGTGCCAGCGCCAGTCACTGACAGACCGAATGTCCAGGCATTGGGTGCGCTGGAGTTTACATCCAGTTCATAGCCTTGATAAATGCCTGCCGCCGCGCCTTCCGCCGCAATGAGCGTATTCATCGACCAGACATTTGCTGATGCGTGAGGGCTGCTGCCAGCAGCTCCAAAATAGGCAGTTGCGGTCTGCCGCGCCACGTTTCCGGGATGTGCTTCGAGCTCAACCGTGAAATACGAGAAGCCGCCAGGAACAGGCGTATTGTGGTCCGGACGATATGCAAAATAGTAAGGCCCAATCGCCTTGTGGGCCCAATTGGTCCGCGTATACAGAAAATCACTGAAACCATCGGTGCCCGGCCCGCTGAAAGTCGAAGTCGGGTCGATGTCCCAATGGATCGTTTTGGTGCCGCCAGCAGGCGCGGGATTGGCCGACAGGTAATAATTGCGCCCACCCGGCACAACGACGCGGCCGCTTGCGGCGATGGCAGAGGCGAAGACTGCATAGTCATCGGTCGCTGCGTTGCCGGCAGCACCTAGCGTCAGCACGTCGACCGCGAAATTCGTCAGCCGCCGGGTCTTGAGAGTGGCAAAGGCCGTCGTCGCAAGCTGAGTATTATCGGCCGTCTGCGCGGCCGTCGGCGCGAACGCAGAATGAACGAAACTCGCGGGACCTGTAATGTGCCAACCGCGGCCACCGTCAGCTGTCAGAAAGACAGTGTTTTCATTTGCATAACCTATGTAACCAGCTCTGATGCCACCCTGATGAAATTCGAGATAGCCGGAGTTAAGCGGGCCGCCGCCACCACGCAAAAGCGCATATCCATGATCGACGCCGGAAGAGGTTGTTACACTTCCGGTAAGTGAGATATTGCCGGCCGCGAGCGTAATACTTCCACCTGGAAGATAGAAGCTGCCATTGAGCGTAGAGATTACGTCTGTCGTTCCGATCCTCACAGCACCAGTGTCCCGGAGGACATGGATTGGCGCATTCTGGTAGACGCCGCCGACAAATCTGCCGATGAAAAATGAATTGTCGTCTCCGCGTAGTGTCCAGTCTGCGAGCCCATTTTTCTGGATTTCAATTTGCGCTCCATTACCGTCCGTGGCGCGGTTGAGCCTGAAAGTTGGCCAGGCGCTGACTGATATACTCAGCGTCCCATTCATCGTGTCGCCGGCCTTTGCGACGCGTCCGCTAGCAGCGGCCTGCACGAATGCTGTGGTGGCTATTTGCGTGTTGTTTGTGCTGCCAGCAGCGGTCGGCGCGGTCGGCGTCCCTGCGAAGGCTGGCGAGTTCAGCATCGCAATCGCCGAGATCATGATGCCGCTATCCTTGACCACCTTGCCAGTCGCCGACGCAAAGGTGACGATGCGGTCGGTCGAGGCTGAGACAGGGCCGGTCACATTACCGGTGCCCAGCGCACCCGTTGCCGACAGCCGCTCGACAAAGGCCGCGATGCCAATCGGGTTCGGGCCGATCTTGTTGCCGCCAGCGTAAGCGCCCACGAAAACATTATCGAAGGATGGCAGCAAGGCCGCATCCATCGCGCGAATGCCTGGAATGTCAGCCATTGTGAAACTCTTTCATCAGACCACGGTCACGGTGCGGACGGCAGACATCGGCCCCGCGACACCTTCAGAATTATACGGTTCGAGTTGATAAGTATGGCTGCCCTGCGCGAGGCAGCCGGCCGTTTCCTCGTAGACGATCACATCGTCGATCGAGCCATCGAACGCAGCATTGGCCTGGAAGCCGATATTGGCCGGCGATGTTCCAGCGACAATGCCGAACAGCACCCGGCCATTGGCCGAGATCGCTGGCGCATTGACCGTCGCTCCGCCTGTCAGCCGGGGCGTCAGCGTGCCAGCCGTCCGTCCCGAAACCGTCACACAGCCGCGATAGGTGCGGCCGGCGGCCATGCCTATCGGCTGGCGGATATCGCTCGCCGTGCCGGCCGCTTTGGTGCCGGTGCCGGACGCAATAGTCCAGCCGGGGCCTTTGACCCACACAATGTCGCTGCCGAAGCCGGCATTGCTCGCCAAATTCGCACGGGTCGAGTCGCCGTCGATACGCCCAAATGTTCCGCTCGGCGAAACAGGGATGCGCGCGGGCAGCACGACACCATCCCGGTAGATCGCGACTTCGATGACATTCGGGTCTGCACCGGTCGCGAAGGTGATTTCTGCCTGACCGTTTTTCCCGATGATCTGGATCGCTTCTTCTGGCAGTGCCAGTGGTGGAGGGGTGGCAGTGATCGTGATATTGATTGCGTCGCTCCATAATCCAGTCGCGCCATAGGCGGACGTGGCACGCACGCGCATCTGCGTATTCGCGCCGATCACGTAACCGGCCAGCGTGAATTGGGGTGTTCCTGCCGGTGCCGGAGCTGGCACTGTGTAGGAGCCTGCACCGGCCAGCCGGTGGCCAAGTTCGAAATTCGCGATCGGCAGGACATCACCAGAATTCGCAGCCACCGCGACCGTGGTCAGTCCAGTGGTCGTGTCATATGTGACACTGGTGATGACCGGCTTGAGTGGCGCGACGCCCGACAGTTCGATAATCTCGCCAACCTTTGGGTCCCATGGCGGAATGACAGCCGCGTCCGTCAGTGTATCGATGACCTCTGCTGCGGGCAGGAACGACAGCTCCGACACGCCGTCCTTCGACCGGCGGATGCCGGTAATGATGAGTGGGATGGAGTCCGATCCCATTTCGCCGATCACCACGATGTCACCCGCAACCGGCAAGCCGCCGTCGCCGTCGACGATGAAGGTCTTGGTCTCGGCGCCCCATGTGCGGATCGGCGCGACCACATGGCCCTGATCGCTGCCGTCGCCGGCAGGCGGTTTGCGCCAGCGCGCCGCGTATTGGACGCCCGGCTTGTATTCAATGAATTCGGTGATCTCGACCTGCCGGTCACGGACAGCGACCACCTCGCCAGATGCGATGGCCCGGCGCAGCATGTCGACCGAGGCATGGACCAGGTCGCCGCGTGAACCGGAGCGGAGGATATCATCCATCCGGGTCCGGTAGATCGTGTTGCGATATTGCAGTTCGTAGAACCTGCGCGTCGCTTCGCGATAGATCTCGTCGGGGTCGGTTTTGCCTGGCATTTCGATCGTCTCGGTGGTGACGATCGCACCGATAAACCCAGGCCGGCGCACGACGCGCTCGGTCTCCTCGAAATCGTTCGTGGCATCCAGAAACTTGACCCGAAACGCGTCCGGCATTTTGAAATACGCAGTCTCGAACGTCATCGTCTCAGAATTGTGCGGTGTGATCAGGTCGACCGGCGCGGCACGCGGCCGATCGATGATGCCGGTCCAGAGCGCGCCGTCGAAGAAGATTGACGCACGTCCCGCTGCCCCGACGATCTTCAGCAGCTCTTCGAGATTGGCTCCATAAGACACCATGTCGAACTTGAGGCTCTTGAGATCGCAGAACGCCCGCCAGCCGTCAAAGAAGGTCCAGTCGATCGTATCTGTCGCGCGCGGCGTGACCAGCACGCCGGATTGACGAAGCACGGCCAGAGCCGAGGTCGCCGGGTTGCTCGCCTTGTTGACCGGCCAGCCAACGCCAAACCCTGTCGTCACCCGCTCGGCGACGCAGTTGTAGCTATCGAGCACTCCATTGCGCTTGTGAGTGCCCTTTGCCCGAATGGCAGTCAGAGCCAGCGGCACACCGGCATTGATCGGATATTCTTGCCGGTGGGTCTGGAGCGCCACCCACTGACAGTCAGAAATCAGGCTTGCTTCAGCATTCTCTGGCAGTTCCGAGCGCGTCAGCCGGGTCAGTTCGATCTCGTAGGCGTTCAGTGCCGGGAAATCGATCGGAATCGCATCCCAACGCTCCGCGAACTTGCGCCTGGAGATGGTGACGTTCGGCAGGTCGACCCATGCCGGTGATCCGGCTGCGCGATAGCGCAGCTTGAACTCCACCGCCATCGCCCTCTTGCTGCCTGATTGAGTGACATAGCCGAGGCCGGATCCCCAGCGCAAAATGATGACGGCACGTTTGCAGCGGCGGCCCGTCGTCTTTTTGACCGGCTCCGGATCGTCCAGTGTACCAAGCTGCTTGCCGGCATCGTCCCGCTTGTAAAGCCGGAGCATTTCAGTGCCGACAGGCTCTTCAACCACCTGGTTGGTATAGAGCGTCAGCGCCGTGTCATCGGCATAGCCCGCCCGGTGTTCGATCTGCAAGTTCTTGTCGGGCACAATGAGGTCATCACCCTCTTTGTGCTCAGACAGCGCGAGAGGTCCGATGCCATGGCAGAATATCTGCCGCGTCCACATCTGGTCGCCGACCACCTCCATATAGGTCGACGCGGCGATGGCTGGAGCCAGCCGTATCCGGCCGAGCACCAGCGGAACAGCCTCCTCTGGCCTCGCTTCATTCTTCCAGCCCGTAATTGCGTATTGCGGCCGGTCCTTTTTCTCCTTTTGTGCGAGCAGCGCATTGAGCAACAAGCCGCCGACCATGTTGACGCCGGCCGCGATCAGACCTTGGGCTGTGGCGAGCTTGATGCCGAGCGCGCCTGCCAGCCATGGGGCAAAGACGGCTGCAGCAGCCACGGCCGCGATCGACACGAGCAGTTGCAGTGCGCCTTTTCCAGGCGCCATCATCACCACGACCTGCGTCCCGGCCTTTGGTCTGACGAGACGCCAGTATTGCGGCTCAACCACCGCAATGCCATTTGCTGTGACGAGCCTGACAATCAGCCGCTCGCGAAGCGCGGCAGGCAGGTCCGGAAAGCCGGTGGCGACAATCTGCTCGATCGTGTGGCCATGGCCGACCGTCAGACGCCGCCGGCCAAGATCAGGGTCGAGCGCATAGGGCGCGAACGTGACCGGCACAAATGAGCTGTTTGGGTGAACTACGGACATATGATCGGCCTGTAAAACCCAGCGAGCGATCGCCGCCACGGAAAGCGGTCGAAGCGGGCGAATTTCGAGACGTCGTTCTCGATCGTGTGCAACATCCAGCCCGGCTCCGCGTAAAGGCCGACATGACTGTCATGCGTGCCGATCCTGAACAGGATCAGGTCGAGAAATTCCGGCTGGTCGACCTTGCGCCAGCGCGTCGACTTCTCGCCTGCCACGAATGCAGCGATCTCTGCCTCGTCACGGTCATCGTGATACAGCCCGGAATAGTCCGGCAGGCCGACGCCGCGCAGTTCGCGCCACGCCAGCCGTGCGAGGCCGTAGCAATCGGCTCCCTCGCGTCCATCACCTCTTGCTCTGTCCGGAATGCCAAAGAACGGCGTCAGCATTTCCTTCATTTGAACAGCCCCGGAAAGCGCTCGCGCGAGAAGCGGACGTAGGGGACCGGCTCATCGAACAGCTGCTCCATCGAAAGTTGCAGCGAGACTGCGCCGTAGTCGCCATTGGCTCCTAAGAGCAGCAATCCCGAATAAGTCAGTTCGAGGAAATTCGGCGTGTCCGACCGGACTTGCGCCATCTTCACCTCGGCCGGCACGATGGTTGAGGTCAGCAGCGAGACAATCTCGCTGTCGAGCACGTCCATCAGCAGCGAGGCCGCCGTGTCACCGTCCTCAACCTCATCGGGCATTACGACCTCCATGCCGCAATAGACGAAATCGCGGGTGGCCACCGGCGACGAGGCAAAGGTCGACCGTGTGCCCAGCAGGCGCGGCTCGTCCGACAGCACCACGCCATTGTCGGTCGAGATGAGGAGCGGCTCAGATAAGTCTGGATGCGTGAGGATGATCAGCCAGACCGGCACCACGTCGGCAGGTAATGTGCGATAAGTAAGAGGCTGTTTCATGCCGGCGTCACCAGCAGTGTAAACGACACATGCCAGTCGATGCCGCGCGATCGGATGGACGGCATTTGGTCGAACACCGCAGTCGTCATCGAGGTGACCAGCACCGGAGCGCCGCCGCCGTCGAGAACAATGTTGCCGGAACCGTCACGCATCGCGTATCCGTCCTCGACATGGTTGGCGATCTGGAACGGCAACGCTCCGCGCTTCGTGGCGACCATGAAGAACTGCTTGAAAATGCCGTAGCGCCATTGGTCCAGGATCGTCGCGAAGCTGACCTTGTCCGGAACGGATGACAGCCGGCGCCGGAAATTCGGCAGACCACCCTCTGACGGGCTGCGGAAGCGGCCGTCGCCGATTTCATAGGAGTAGCCATCGCGCAGAGGATTTGGCAGCTCGGCCGGATAGACTGGCATCGGCATCAGCGCACCTTCGTCCGGTTTCGGACGCCCATACCACTCAGTGCTTTGTTGAAGGGCGATCCTCGCCTCGTCGCTTCCTGGGCAGCCTGCTCCGAAAACCAGACGTCAATGCGCTTGCCGCCAGCGCCATCGTCTTGCTCTTCACGGCGCTCGACGGTCGGCGCGTTGTGGAAATGCATCTCAGTCTTGCCCGCAAAACCGCTGCTTCCATTGGCGGCGCTGAGTGCCTTCACGCTGACATCGTGAGGGATGATCTGCGAGCCGCGCGGCAGCTTGACGATCTCGCCACGGCCACCTTCGTTCATCCGGGCGAAGCCACCCGGAAAATTGTCGGTGCCGCCCGCAAAACCTGGCAGGAATCCGAACAGCGTCTTGAACAGCATATCGAGCAGACCGCCGCCGCCAGCGCCTGCGGGAGCGGCCGGGATTGGCGGGAACGCCCCAGCCATCGCCGGCATGGATGGCACGCCGCCCGGGCCGCCAAACACGGTCTTCAGGAGCCCGCCCAGTCCGTCGCCGGCATCGACCGACTTGACTGCGAGTTTATCCAGTGCCTGAGATGCGGCCGTGGCAGTGGTTTGCAGCTGCGGGAAAATGCCCTGCTGACCAGCCTCGATTCCCCTGGCCTGAGCCGGGTTCTGCGCGCCATACCACCAATTGCGTGCCCGGCCCGCGTGTTCATCGAGGTGAATGCCGCCGCCGCGCATTTCCAGGCCGGTTCCGCCCCACCCCTTGGCCTGCCAATATTGACCAAGCGGTGCGAGACGGTCGCCCGTGATCTGCCGGTTCTGCGCGTCAAAAATGCGCAGATCACCTGCATGACCGAGGTCATGGCGCGTCGTGCCGACACGTCTGCTTGTCGTTCCAATTGCGCCCTGCCCGCCGGAATAGACGCTTGCATATGCGTCAGCGCCATAAACCGCGCCAACAGCTTCACGGATCTTCGTTTCGAGGCTTTCGGTGAGCGACATGTTCCGGGTCGCGCCAGAGTTGGCATAACGAAGACCGCCCAGAACGTCATTGGCGTTCGACGGCGAGAACATGCGTGATGCGGCGCCGAAGCCGCCAGCCATTTCGGGCAAACCGCCCTGTCCCTGATAGCCGAGAGGCCCCATGCCCGGCGCACCAAGTGTTGCGCCGTTGATCATCACGGTTGCGGCCTGCACATTCATCGCGCCGACATTCTGGCCGGCCGCAGGGTTCGGCGTCATCCCGAAGAACGTGCCGATGAGCCCCTTGAGCCCGCCGGTTTTGTCGAGCGTCGGCAGGTCGGTCCCATACATCGAATTCATGAGCGGGTTTTTGGCGCTGAAATCGAAGATCATACGGGCACCGGTTGCCATCAGGTCCGACAGCCTGCGCTTCCAGTCGCTCGGATCAAATGCCAGGTCGAAGATGCTGGACATCGCATCCATGCCTTTGCCGCGGATATCTTCCCACAGCGCAACCTGCTTTTTCAGTTCCTCGGTGCGCCGGATATCGGCAGCCAGCGACGGATCGTTCGCCATGCCCCGCATCTTGTCAGCGATCGTCCGCTCGATCTCTGTGCGCGCAAGCTGCTCGCGCTCGAACCGCAGGTCTTCAATGAGGCGCAGGCGCTCGGCAGCATCGGCTTGCTTACCCAACGCATCAGCGGCCGCTTGGATGGCCGCGACCTCCTTCGGATCGACAAATCCGCCAGTACGGCGCGCCTCGTCGCGAAGCTCCTGTACGCGTTCCGCTTCGAAACGCATCTTCGTGATCTCGCCGGTCGTCTTGCCGATCATGCTGAGTTCCAGCTGCTGCCGCTCGATTTCGGCGGTTATGGAGTTGCTGCGAGCCTCTGACGCCTCGCGCTTTTCCATCGCCTGTCGATTAAGCTCTGCCTGGCGCGCGCGAGCGACACGCGCTTCGAGACCGCCTTCGCTGTCCTTGTCCTCAAAGGCACGGGACCGGACCTGAGCCTCAATAGCCGCCAGCCGCTCCTGATAGGTGCGCGCCATTGCCAACTGCTGCTCCGCAGCGAACTGCTCATTGAAGCGACGAAGCTCCGCGTCGCGCTGGCCGGCGTAACGCGTGTCATCGCGCCTATCACGCAAACCAGGTCGAGTGTCTTCTCGGTCGATCTCCCTCAGATATCGAAGGATTTCCCGCAAACTGGTGATGAGCGATACCGCATTCTTCGACGAGAGGATGATCTTATCGGCGACTTCACCGAGGCCATTTATCTCGCCGATACGACGGACGTTCGAAGCGAACTTTTCAATGTCTCCATTGCCCTCCTTTAACCCAAGAAGCAGCCGGTTGATTTCGGCCTGGAAGGGAGCGTTCTGGCCTGACACGGCAAATGCGTCGATGGCAGCATTGTTCAAACGCTCCATCTCTGCCGCAAGCGCTGCCGGCTCTTTGTTGCTCCGCCGCATCGTCTCGAACATGGCGTTGAGATCGTCATTGAACGAACGGAAGCCATCTCCACCCTTCCGGATGGATTCCATCATGCGATCGATGGCCGGCTGGAACTGAGATCCTTTTGTCCCGAGCAATGTATCGAGCCCTGCCGTGTTCGATCCAAACAGGCCACCACGCAGAATTCCGCCTCCGAGCAACTGCTCACTGAGGTCTCCCGACTGATCGCGCAGCGCCGCCTGCATGGCCGCAATCTGGCTGCGAGCCTGTGACTCGGTGAACGCCAAACCACCTGCTGGCGCTACCCGTTTCGACGCATCGCCCAATTCGCCATACTGCTGTTTCAGCAGCCGCACGGTGTCTGCCTGACCTTTCAACGCATCGTCGAGGGACTTGGCGCCATCCCTGCCCTGGACGATCCATTGGATCGTTGCGGCCGAGAGACCGATAACGCCAATCGTCAAGAGCGAGACCGGATTGAGGATCTGCGCAAATGCGCCTGCCACAGCAGGTCCAATCGCTTGTCCGCTTGCCCGGATATCATTAAAAACCTGGGCGACTTGCGGCCCCTGTTGCAACGCTACTGAGTAGAACGGCATGAAAGCGGCCGTCGACGCGACATCGAAACCCTGCGCTGCAAGGTTTGAGCTGTTGAAACTCGACGCCTGGCGAACATTGCTATTTGCCGATTTTGGGATGTTCTGCTGTTTCAGAAGTTGAAGGTTGGCGCGTTCGACCGCTGCGGCGAGCATGTGCTGGCCTTGCGCAGCCAGTTCCGCACCGTCGGCCATCAGGCCGAGTTTCTGGCGCATTCCGATGATGACCTGCTCCGCGCCCTCCATCGAAATTTTGCCGGTTTCCAGCGCCCGACCCAGCCCGCCGAGGTCCCGGGTAAACTGCTGGATTTCCCGGCTACCGCCAACATAGCGGCCTGAGTAGATCGACAATGCATCGGCGCTCACGTTCAATCGCGTGTCGACCGCTGCTTGAGCCGCAGAGACTGCGTTCGCAGAATCGATCATGCTCTTGTCGGCAGCAACTTTCTGGTTGGTGCCGGCGACATATTTGCTCGCGTCGACTTCAGGCGAGACACGCAGGCTTGATATCTGGACGGTCAAAGTGGAACCTGCATCGTTGTGATTTGAGAGGCGGACTAGCTATGCCCACGTGCACCAAATGCGGCGACACCGTCAGCTCGCTTAACTTTGATAAGAATTCTGGGATGTGCATCGCTTGCAAGAACGACACAAACAGTGGCGGCAGCACGAAGGCGACAACAAAATCCAACGAACATAGACGCGTGATCGTAACGACCGCGATGACAATTCCCCATCGCGAAATATTAGACGTGGTGGAGGTGATTAGCGCCGAGAGCGCAATCGGCGTAAATCTGTTCAGAGACATTGCCGGGTCGTTGCGTGATGTATTCGGTGGCCGAAGCAGCAGCCTGCAAAGGCTGCTGAGGGAAGCAAGGCATACATGCCTTGATGAACTCCGTCGCGAGGCTCACTCTATCGGCGCTCATGCCGTCGTTGCGATCGATCTCGATTACAGTGAATACAGCAGCAACCTCGTTAGTGGTGGGATGCTTCTGGTCGTCGCGACAGGCACTGCCGTCAAACTCGCACCGCTCACGCAGTGACATCCTTGCGCTGAACTACCTTCTCGTTCTCCATCGCGATCCACTCGGCATCGATCTGCTGGAGGAAGAACAGCAGATTGTCGAATGCGTCGCCGGTCATGTCGAAGCGGCGGGCAAACCCGTCGATCGCCATGAAGCTGATCGGCGTCTGACCGCCCATCCCGAAATATTGCCGGTCAAAGCGAAGCGTCTGCCAGGCATTGAGGTAGAACTCGTGCCAAGCCTGCGGCTCGGCTCCGGCCGGTGGTGGCGGATCGACCTTCCTAAGCCATGTCGCGGCCGGGTCATCCTTGATCAGTTCCTTGATCCACTCACGCTGCTCCTCGGAAAGCGCCTCCCGGCTCATCTGGTGCCGGAAGGCGCGTCTCAGTTTTTTGCCGCGGCCGTGACGAACTCGACTTTCTTCTTCCCGACGCGGCCGGCGCACCAATAGATGATGGCGCGGATGTTGCGGTGTTCCGGTGCCTTGACAGTGTCGGCTGCTGCCGCAGCCGAGTATTCGGTATCGAAGCCCCTCCAGCCGAGCAGGAGATGTTCGGCCGCGAGCGAGCCCTCAATCTGCGAGGCGACATCGGGCGGAACGACACTGTCCGGATAGTCCTGCTTGATGCGCTCAAGCTCGGTCTGGCGCGCAGTCACGTAAGGCGAGTAGTTGACCGAACGGACGTGGAACGCGACGCCCGGCAGATCGACCATCTGGTTCGGATTTTCCGGATTTAGACCGGGCCAGCTTTTCGGCTCGATCCAGTCGCCGTCACGCTCACGTTTCAGGTCAGCCGCGAGGCTGTCAATCTTTACGACCATATCGTTCTCCTATTCCGCCTTGCCTTCGTCGCGCATCTTCTTCGCGAACGCGGCTGGCACCGGTGTCGATTGCTGCCCGGCCATGAACATCATGACGGTCTCGTCGCCCGTCTCCCACGGATCGGCGCGGAAGTCGGTCAACGGCATGATTGTGATAAGCGGATCTGGCTGAACCGGCTCGTCGGATGTGTCGGTCTTCTTGGCCATTACACACCTGCCCGGGTGATCTGCATCGAAGCGCCAATGCCGGGATCAATGATCGCCTGGAACGGCACTTCGAGGATGACCGGCTGGCCGTTGCCCGGCGCCGACGGCCCGCCATCCGTGAACTTCACGCGCGGCATCGAGAATGTATATTTGTTACCCACCGCGTCGACGAGTTCGAAGCTGATGGCGACGTTCTCGTGGTTGAGGATGGCGGTGTAAGCCTGAAGGTCGAGTAAGAGAAGTGTGAGCGTGCCGCTCACCTCGAACCGGCCCAGATTGTGGCCGTACGGCGCATACAGGCCGACGATATCAACCTGGCTGATATTGTTCGTGATGCGCAGCGTCATCGCCTGAATTTTCGGCGTGGCGACCATCGTCGTCGACGTCATCGTCAGGTTGGCAACGTTCAGACCGGCATTGAAGTCCTCGGTCGTGGTCGCGGCCGGATAGGTTGCGCCGGTGACAATCGACGTCGCCGGTGCAGGGCTGTCGATGCCCATGATCCCCCACGTCGCATGAACTGCCTGACGTGAGCGCAGGTTCAGGTCAAGCGTGTTCCAGCGGCACGCGCGATAGCGGACATAGCTGGTCGTGCCAGACGGATGCGGATAGGTCAGCTCCAGTGCGCCGGTCTTCACCGACACCCCGTTCTTCAGGACGTTGGCCGTCCATGTTCCGCAGAGAAGACGCTCCAGCCACACATCATAAGTGCCGTAGCTGAACCGCGTCTCGATATTGCCGGCGACCGACCGGCCAACATCGGTGATTCCGGACACGTTGCGGTCCGGACGGACCTCGTCGCTGATATCGGTCTGCTTGTTCAGGCGAATCGAGGCAGTGCGATACCGCATGACCCTGAATGCCGGCGTGGCGGGGATCGTGCCGATGACTGCTTCGGGCACATCGCCCAGGCGGACTTGACTGCCGTCAGTAACGGACATTGAGGGCTCCTATGTTGAGGTTCAAAATATCTGGTCAGATCGACGTGATGTCGCCGCGACGCCAGCGGATCGACAGGCACATAGACCAGTAGTTCGGGAATTCCTTGCCGGGCTCGCCGGCGCCGATCGACATCTCGGGCATGAACAGGCCGCCAATCGGCTGCTCGCGGAACAAATTGGCCAGATCGTTTGCATATGTACGCGCCTCGCGGCTGCCGGTCTGGGCAGGCACCATCACATGCAGATTGGTGACGCCTTCCTCAATCCAGAGGTTCGCTCCAGGTGCGCCCATCGTTTCCTGATCGAAGCGGTCGCCATACACTTCAACGAACAGCCACGCAGGCGCGCCACCGTCGACAAGATCCTGCGTCCGCTCGTTTTCGAACCGCACTGGCATGGCCGTGTATGCGCCGAGCCGGGTGGTGAACGCGTCGAAAGCGGTCGGCGACGACATCAGATGACCCTTACGGTAATGGCGGGATAGGTGATCGGTTTGCCAGCTTGCCGATCCTTGCGGCGGCCACCACCGCGCAGGATGTATGGCATCAGCGGATGAATGCCGGAACCAAACTCAAGAAATCGCATCTGGAAACTGAAGACATTCGCGAGGCGGCGGCTCATGGCATTCTTGGTGCTCTCGAAAATCCTGCGCCGGCCGGCACGCTTGCCAGCCTCCAGCTTGCGGACATAGGGCTGTGCGTTGGTGATGATGACCTCGTCAGCGGCGCGGATCGTCCGGTAGTTCGTGACCTGCCGGCCATTGGCGATGACAAGAAACGTTGCGGCGAACTCGCCAGACCGGCGCGGCGAACGCGCACGCAACTCCGCAATCACAGCATTGACAATAAGCGGCCAGTTCGCGAATTCGTAGACGATTGCGCCGGGTGCCTGAAAGCTTTCTTCCAGTGCGCCATGCACCGCGTTGACGTAGCGCTTATACTGCGCACTGGCCTGCCCCGCTGCGATCACCCGGTGAAGTTCTTTCTTGGCGAATTTGGCCGTTTCACGGTTGATCTCGTCCGGCTCCAGACCGGCAGTCGCAACCTTTAGGTCACGCGCGAAATACTCGAAACCGGTCCCGGCCATCAGCCGCCGACCGTCAGGTTGATGCGGACAACGACGTCATCCATCGCGATTGGATCAGCGAACATCACCTGCCGCTGTTTTCCCTTAACGATAATAAAATCATTGCTGCGCGGGTGGCGCGGATCGACGGCGTCAGGGTTGACAACATGACCGGCAGGCCATCCTGCGGCGAGGATCTGCGTCATGGAAAGCGACACTTTCAGCCATGACTGCTTGGCATCTCCATGAAGTTCTTCCGCGCGAAGCCCCCGCACAAATGCACGGACAGCCACATCCTTATCGACAATCGGCGACCCTTCCTTGCGCCGCAAGATGCAGTCCTCACCATGCCCGGCCAGCTGCGCGTCCAGCGATGCGATAGCCTGGGCAGGTATCATACGCGGTAAACCTTCAGACCCGCGAGCAATCGATCGCAGGTGCGCTCAACAACCTTGTTCGCCGCCTCAGACAGCGTGAATTCCTTGCGGCCAATACCCTCGACTTCATCGGTTTTCAGGTAAAGACTTGGAACAGCGAGTGATTTCAGATGCTGGACGGTCAGGATGATGGCCTGGCGTGCACGCTCAGGCACTTTTCCCGTCTGCCGCTCACCCGTGCCAGCGCCGGAATCACCGTTGTATCCGGCAATATAGCGGACGCGATGAACCGGACGCCGAACCCACGCCGCGCCGCGCGCCACAACGATCTCGTCGTCATCCATGCGCCAGCTGCCTGCATCTTCGGTCACATCCACCCCATCCCGATCCGACGTGATGACGCTGGTTATCTTGATTATCGGGCCGCATGGGAGACGGAAGCGCTCGCAACCGATCCAGCCGGTTGCCTCAAGCGTTTGCGGCCCGAGCGATCGGCCGAGCCAGCCGGTCGGGCCGTCGATCTCTTCTGTCACGGCCGCGATCATTGACGCCACTGACGGATCATCGGATGCATGCGAGCCGGCAATATCTGCCGGTGTCACGACGGGCGCAGGTGGCGTGATGACGCGGACATGCATGGCCGATTACTTCTCGCTTTCAGCCTTGCCGTAGACGCTCAGATCAAGGCCCTGGCCCGCAAAGTTCGGGTCCGACGGATGACGTCCACGCGGGTCATTGAAGTCGCCACCGTTCTGCAAGGCGGAGGTGCCCTCGCGCGCAGCCTTGATTTCCGGTTCGATGAACGCACCGCTGGCACCATCCATTTCCGTTGCCGGTGCAGGGTTGGTCAGGGCCATCGTTTCGGGCAAGCGACCCTCAGCCTCAGCCTTTGCGGTGGCATCCTCAGCTGCATGCTTCTCAGCCTCGCGGTGCGCCTCGTCGGCTTCCGTCATGCGATCGGGCACAGACTTGTCACCTTCGGCGACGTTCTTCGTGTTGGTCAAAATGGCCTCCTGTCGATAGGTTGAAGAGAGTGGGTGGCGAGGCGAGCTAGTGCCCGCCTCGCCCGGGATCAGGCCATCTTCAAGGCCTTGATAACCGTCGGGTCCTGCACGCCGCCACCAACGCGCTTCGTGGTGTAGAACATCACGTAGGGCTTGTTGGAGAATGGGTCGCGCAGCAGGCGAACGCCGATGCGATCGACGATCAGATAACCCTTGCGGAAATCACCGAAAGCAATGGGAACCGTTCCGGTTGCAACATTGGGCATCGCCGCCATTTCAGTAACCGGGTAACCGAGCAGCGAAGCCGGCTGGCCGGCGACATAGCTGGGCTGCCAGATGTAGTTGCCCTGGCCATCCTTCAGCTTTCGCACCGCACCCTGGACCGCCCGGTTTAGAACAAACCTGGCGTTCTGGGTGAACTCGCCAGGCAGCAGGTAAACGAGGTCAACAAGTTCATCGGTTTCGATCACGGTGGCAGACGCTGCCGTTTTCAGTCCGATCGCGCCCCAGGGATGCTTTCCGGCATTCGCTGCGCCGGTCACGTAGGTGAGGAACCCATCCGGTTTGTTGGTTCCGTTTCCAGCGACGAAAGCCAGACCTTCCTGATATGAAAATTCGGTCTCGACCTCGTTAGCGAGCCAGGTCTCCAGATCAATTTCGGCGTCATCGAGAATGCCCTGCGTAGCCGCCGGGTTCGCGTAGATTTCGCCGAGATTGAAGGGCAGCGACGAGAACCCCGCTGTCGAGGTTTCAGGGCGCGCGGCAGTCTCGCCGACCCAACCCGAACCAGTGCCACGATTGTTGAACAACTTCGAGAAGCCGGCCTTCGATGTCGTCTGCACCTGAGCGATCTGACGCATCGGCGAAACCTGCACCAGCTTGTCGACGATGGTGCGGTCCCACTCGACCGGAGCGAGATATCCACCCTCTCCGCTCGAGCCCTTATTCAGGCTCGCCTTCACCTTCGCGCCTTCCGTGCCTTCACGCATCCACGCATTAAACTGCGTGGTGTGCTCGGCATCCTGAAGAGTGCCCGTCGCGTCGCCCGAGACGTTGAGAGCGGCGATCTTGACGTTGAGGTCATCGACCGTCTGCTGGAAGTTGCCGACGGCCGCGTTGATGCGCTCTACCTTTTCATCGAGCACAACATCGGCCTTGCCCTTCTTCAAATCGTCGATCTGTTTCGTGTGTTCAGCCTTGAATGCCTCAAACCCACGATTAACGGCCTCAATCGCCGCTTTGACATCACCGCTAGCTTCAGAGCGCACGGTTACGAGCCCGCGCATCGGCGGGTGGAAATGCTTGCCCATTTGGGCCTCCTGTTATTTTGAGGTGACTGTGGAGACGAGCATGTTGAGGCTCGCCAAGACGCCAGCGTCCTGCATGGCGGGCGCGGCAGCGTCCTGCGTGCCGCGAATTTCGTTGAATAAGGCGCGACGTTCTGACTTCGTCAGCTTGCCGCCCTCGGCCAGTTTCTTGTCCCAGCCGCGAAGTGAGGCCGGTAGTTCGTCGACATCATCGGCAAATTCGGGCGCTTGGGCTGATGCCTCCAGCAGCGCGTCTGCAAGGCCCATGTCGATTGCCTGCTGGCCTCGCAGGAACGTTCCCGCGCCGCCATTCTTCGACATCATGCGCATCATCTCGGCTGCATCCCGGCCGGCGCGCTTGCCATAAGTATCGGCCATAGCCTGATCGAGATGCTTGAGCGTTCCGATTGTTGCCGCGTGATCGTCCGAGTTCCCGACGGTGATGCCCCACGCCTTGTGGATCATGATCTCGCCGTTCGACGGGATGAGGATGGTGTCGGCGGCCATTGCGACAAGCGAGGCCGCTGACGCCGCCAGGCCTAGCACATGCACTGTAACCTTGCCGCGATGTCGAGCGAGCATGTTGAACATTGCAACGCCTTGGAAGTAGTCGCCGCCCGGCGAATTGATTTCGACGGTCACATCGGTATCGGCGCCGATCGTTCGAAGCGCCGCCGCCATTCTCGAGTCGGAGAAGCCCTCATCACCAATGAAATCGAACATGGTGATTGTCGGGCTGTCTCCTTCGGTGAGGCCAGATCGCGCGCGAAACGATGCGGCAAGGGGCTGCTCGGGCTCATACCGAAAGCCCTGCGGCCGCGAAATGCCGTCCTCGATAGCCGGCAGCTTCGCGAAGAACTGGCTAGACCTTTGCATCATCGTCTTTCCCATCGGTCTTGGGTGGCTGGCCCATCATCAGATTTGGCGGCGCGGCGCGTTTGCGCATATCCATCGTGTCGCGTGCCTCGTCGGCATACATCCATGGCTGGTGGCCACCGGCACCGAGCGCCTTCGAAAGATAGTCGGCCTGATCCTTGAGCGAACCGCGTAACAATGCGCCGGGATTAAACTTCACTGCGAACTCGTCCTGCTCGTCATCATCAAGTAGCGAGCGTTCCGCCGCCTGCTGCCATGCTTCGAACCACGGGTTGAGCGCGTAGGCGACGAAGAATTGCCCGAGCGCTTCGATGCCCGAACCCCAACTCGTCTCATCGGCCATCAGGAGCGGTCGGGGAACCCCCGTCGCGCGAGCGACTTCCTCGACCTGAAGCTTGCGTAGTTCGCCTAGCTGCGCATCACGAGCTGTCGAGCCCTTGTCGGTGAAGTCCAGGCCTTCCTCCAGAATGAGGTTCTTACCTGCGTTTCGCGCACCCTCTTTGTCGGAAAGGCTTTCTTTCAACCTGCGATACGCTTCGTCCGAGAGTTTGTTCGGCGCTTTCAAGGCTCCTTGCGTGAACGTGCCGTTTTTGAGCAGGCGTCCAGTGGCAAGCTCCGCTTGCAACGCCACAGTGACCGCGTTCCAAGCCTGCCGAAGTGTGGAAACGCCGTTCACCCCATCAAGCGTCACACCGCGCAGGTGAAACACCTCCCGCGAGCTCAAGAGCTGTTTGCCGTTCGGCCCCTGAACACGATAGTCGACCATGCCTGCATTCAGCCTCGGCTCGACTTTCCCCTCGTCGAACGGCAATAGCGCAACAACCCGATCCTTGCCGGTCCGGACATCCCTGCTTCGAACGATGCGCGCGAACCCATCACCGTAGGACAATGCGCGGCCTTGCATCAACGACTTGAAGTCGAACGCCGACTGATAGCCGTTTGGCCTTCGGTGCAGAATCTTATAGAGCGGGTGCTCTTTTGCCTTTTCGTTGGTGTCCTGATGGATCAGGTGCGTCGGCAGCATGCCGATCACATTGGAGATAAGGCTCCATGCTCGAAACATCGCCGGATTGCGCAGCGCTTGTTCAACGCTGAACGGCTCCCCGGTGACAGAACCGGCTCCTGCACGAAGGAACAGTGCAAGGCGCGGATCTTTCAGGTCTTCAAATACGACGTCATCACCGACCATAGCTTTCGGCTGGTGAGTTTCGGATCGACGGAACAGGCGGAGGATATTCTTCATCAAACCATCAACAACCCACGTGCCTCATATACTGAGGCACCGCCACCTTTGAACATCGCGCCAATCGCCATGATCTCCGCCACCACTCCGTCAATCTTTTCTGACGACCGTGTCTTCGACGGCTTGATGTTGCCGGCATCGTCCTGGCGATAGCCGACGTGATCGACCTGCCACCTCATCGCTGGATGGCCGCCAGCGTCGATCTGTTCAGCCAGAACCAGCCGTTCGAAATCCTTGGACGGCTGCGACATTGAGATAAATCCCTGCCCGAAGAACTCGACAGGGATACCATCCTCAGCCAGAAGCACCCCGGTCTCATGACCCTGAAACAATCGGTCGACGGCAAGCATCTGCACGTCGAAGACCCCTGCGTCCTCTTTGACCTGCCGGCGGATCTCGGCATAGTCGACGCTATTGCCTTCGGTCTTGCGGATCGCCCCAGACGCCTCCCATTCCAGGTAGGGAACGCGATCACGGCGGCTGCGCAACTCGATCGTATCTGCTGGCACCCACAACCGCGGCAAAATCGTGTATCGCGTCTCGTCCTTGATGGGTGGAAACACCCACACCGCCGCAGTCAGGTCGCTGGTCGAGGAGAGATCGAGTCCGCCGAAGCATTTACGGCCTCGCATCTCCTGCTCGATGCGCTTCCATCGTTCTTTGTCAGGCGCCCCGGCGTCCCATCGCGCCATCGGAATCCAGCGTTCAGCGGTCCCGACCCATTGGTTAAGGTAGTAGCGTCTGAAATCCGCCTCAAGACGCGGGCTGTCTTTCGCCTTGCGGCACTCATCTTGCAGGAACCTCAGCGTCGGTGACACACCGAGATTTGGCGAAGCCTTCCGCCAGTTCTTTTCGTCCGTCCAGTCATCGTCAGCATCCGCCGCGAAGATGACGATGAGAGTGTCTGGCGCATCGAGATGGCCGGCTTCGATCTTCCGGCTTTCCTCGAATATGACCTCGCCGTGCCCCCTACCCTTCAGCCCCGCCGTCGAGGCCAGAAGCTCGATCGGCTGATCACGCGCAGAGGTCGATTGGTGCAGCGTGTTCAGCAGCTCGCCGTCCCGCCATTCGTGGATTTCATCGCCGGATATGACACTGGCAGAAAGACCGTGTTTGCCTGTCGGCTTACCCGAAAGTGGAACCAGCTTTGCGCGCAATTCCGGCGCATACAATGAATCGGCCTGCGTCGATATCTCGGCTGACAGAGCATTCGACAGCGAGACCATCGTCTTCGCCTTATCGAACACGATGCGTGCCTGATCCTCGGACGAGGCAAAGGTGTACGCTTGGCCGCCGAACTCACCGTCGACTAGGAAAAACGCCAGCGTGAGCGATGCCAGAAACTCGCTCTTGCCGTTCTTGCGGGCAATCCAGAGAATGAGCCGGCGATACAGCCTGAATCCGTCCACCATCTTCCAACCGAATAGCAGACGCACGATGGCTGCTTGCCATTCGGTCAGATGAAACGGGCGGCCGCCCCAGCGCCCCTCAGTATGCCGAAACCATTTCGGCCACTGCTCAACCATCGCATCGGCAAGCTTGGCGTCGAACCAGGCGCCCTCAACCGAAGCACTCTTGCTCCACTCACGCTCGACGAACGCCAGACCGGCCGCAGTCGCCTTCTCTACCCAGACGGGCAGTTCAATATCGTCCGCCATCTTCCATCACTGGACGCGCGACGAGTGCCTGGCCGCGAAACCGGCGATCCCTAATGGCTCGGACGTCTGCTGCTCTGCCTTTTGACCAAGCTGATCATCGTCACCGAATAGGCCGCCAACCGGAACTCCTGCGCCTGCAATCTCGCGGATCAGCTTGTGACGATCGAGCGGCGTGAAGCCGAAACGCGATGACAAATCGAACACTACTTTTGCGGCGTCGTCCCGGCTCCGAATCGCCGGATGGGACCGGAGCATGAAACCGCCAGCGACAGTCTTCACCCGCTGCGTCTCGCCATCTTGCGCGAGTTGCGCCACGGCCGACCAGAAGCGGTCGAGGTAGTAGCAGAACATCGCCAGCGTATGACGGTCGAGCTGGTTGAGGATATTCCGGCGCGTCAGCACCGGAGCGTATTCGTTCCAGATCTTGATGGCGCCGGCGAATTCTTCGAGGCCAAACAGTAGAGGAGGCGCGAGCGGGTCGCTCGATGCTGGCGGCGCTTCGGACAGGCGGCGAAGACGGACCTCGACCTTTTCCTTTTTGCGCTTGCCGGGATTGCCCTTCACATCTTGCGATACAGGGTCAGGTTTGCGACCGCGCATATCCGACCCTTTCACCACCATCGGCCAGATGACCGATCCAAAAAAATAAGTTCTGCAATTTTGCGGGGAAAAACTCGTTCCCCCCCAGCGGTCCGGCCCCAAAACCCCCGGACTTTCCACCCCCCTCCCTACCGTAGCAGGTGGCGGGTCAGGCGCTGCGCCTCGGCGCTTTCGAGCCGCAGATCGGCGCGCCCGATCCGTCCTCGATCGAACAGCGCCTCCAGTCGCGCTTTCACCACGTCGTGATGTGGGCGGCATGCCGGCTGCCAATTGCTGCGATCCCAAAACAGAGTCAGATCACCACGATGCGGCACCACGTGATCAGTCAACACCGCAGGCGTCAGCCTGCCGATGGCGAGGCACCCGCAACACAGCGCGTTATCAGCGTCAGTCAGGAACGCAACCGATGCCCGATCCCACACCGCCGTGTAGCCGCGCTCGCGCGCGCTGCCTCGGTCTCTGTCATACTGCCGATGCGCATCAGCCTTCGATCCAGGTCGTCCCGGTCTGAACATTGGCGGCGATTTCGGCATAGCTGTCGCTCTGGCCCAGACTCGCCGAGCATTGGCTCGGTGTCTGGTCTGGATCGGGAGGCGCTCTGTCGCGGTCACCGCGATGGCTGCTCTCAACTCCGGCAAATGCCGCAGCCCCGGTCGTCCATGGGGAGCAACTGCTAATCCAGTTTTTCCAGATGCGCAAGGCTGGTCACGTCAATCGTCATCGCGCCACCGAACAGAACTGTCTCGACACGCGCTGCGCGCGAGCCGACATAACCCTGCAGCACTCCCTCAAAATTGGCCAGTGGGCCAACCCTGATCTTGACGCGGTCACCGGCCTTCAGCCCCGCCGGCGTGTTGCGCTCGTCGAACGCACCAGCCTGCGCCAAGTCCATGAAAACACTCATGTCCCGGTGCTTGATCGGCCAGGGCCTGCCATCACCTGACCCGATCACCGCCCGCACCCCGTCGACCCGCAGCAGCCCGGCAAAGCAGGCGTTTAGTGGCACGACCTGGACAAACACCAGGCGGCGCAGCACAGGCTGGCGATAGACTTTCGCACGCGGGCCGCGCCCCCTGCCATGCACAAGTTTTTGCGGCACGACCGCATCGACACCGCGCGCTTTCAACGTGTCGCACAGGCCGATCTCGCCGCATCTGCCGGTGCGCAACGCAAACCAGAAGCGCGGACTATCAGGCGTTGATTCGGTCGCGCAGGCCGCAAGCAGCCCGCGTTCCATGGCCCGCTCAGCCAGCGTTGACGCCTGCCCTAGCCGCGCACGGTCAAGCGCGCCCTGCGCGTCGAGCGCCTGAATTTCAGCTTCACTCAGCTGCCTGGTGTCGATCCGCATCATGATCCTTGTGTCCCGTTCCGTGTGCGGGCTTCGCCCTCACCGCCTCTTCAAACGCCTCAAGCCCACCCGGCCCGCCAGCTGGCAGCCACACCCATTCGAGCCGCCCCGGATCTGGCAGCCATGGCCACCCGCGCCGCTCGAATTCGACCTGCCAGGCGCCCCAAACATCCGTCCGGACCCGAACCTGCACAAAGCCGGCTGCCGCGCTTTCCAGCTGTGCCGCCTCGAGCGGCGCAATTGTTGATCCCCGGCCAAACTCCGCCGCTGCCAACATCTGGTTGACACGCGGCCACCCGAACTTGGCCTGCCGCTCGAGGCGCGCCTTGCGCCCTGCTTCCCCGTCTGCCGCTATGTCGGCGGCGATCTGGCGCGGCGGCGGTGGCCCGGGTTGCGGTGCGTCGTTCAGCAGTATTTTGATCAGCACCGCGCCCCACAATTTTCCGAACGGCGCAGCACTGACCGGCAGCACCACCGGCGGTGCCTCGGGAGGGAGGTCCAGCCATTTGCGTTCAGCAAGATAGGTTCCGAGCGACAGCGCCTGCTTGCCGCAATGGGCGAGATAGCGCGTCGCGCAGCGTTCAGCGTCGGTGCGCTCGGCATCGGTCAGCCGTGCAAACTGCGAAATCGTCCAGCCCGTCGATGAATTGGCCCATCCCGGCCAACCCTCACCCATCCGCTTGACCCGCTTTTCAAACTTTTTCGGATCATCAGCCGAAACCGGCGCTCCCTCCCGCGCGTCCTCGCGCGCATCTGAGGGTTCTCTTGATGGTTCTCTGATGGTTTGGGTGACACCGTGACACCCTTTTTGCGACACCGTGTCACCCTTTTCAGACACCGTGTCACCCTTATTTTCGGCAAAGGGTGACACCGTGTCACCCTTATTTTCGGTCGCAGCGGCGGGCAAAGCGGGCGCACATTTCATGCCGCGCCAGCGCGCCAGTGGCAGCCCCGCCACAACATCCATGGCGAAATCATAGCGTGTCGTTGCGGCTGGCCCTGCCCCGCCCGCCTGGACAACAACCAGAATGCCTTCCTCGACAAAGGCGGCGAGCGTGCGTTGCACCGTCCGCTCCGAGAGGTTGCACTGCGCCGCCACGCGCTCGACGCTTGGCCAGATGCCGCGCCCCTCATCATCGGCATGGTCGGCCAGTCGCACCGCCACAGCCTTGCGCGACGGCGTCGCAAAGTCGCGTTTCCACACCGCCGCAGAACATTCATTGCTCATGATTTTGCCTCACGTGCGGCGCGCCAGCAGCACACAACGCTGGCCTTTCCGGCCCTGCCGGTCCCATCGGTAGATGTAGGCGACCATCAACCCCGCTCCTGCCGTTTCCACGCCTCAAAATCCCGCCGCAACGCCGCCCATGCGTTCGCCGCGCGGCTGTCCGAATTCAGTTCGCGCCGCGAGGTCACGCCGAGCATCGAGCGCACTTTTTGCGCCACACGCTCATCCGTCAGCGGCCGCTCCAGCCCATGCCGCTCTTCCAGAAAGACCCGGAACGCGGGTCGAGCACAGGTCATTGCGCATTGCGCGGTGAAGTCTTTTGCGTCTGAATGTTTTGCCTCACGCGCCGTTTCGCCGCCCTTGGCGGCTGGCGCTCCGGCGGGGCGCGACATATGTCGCGACGGGCAGTCGTCCTTGCGGGCTTCGCCCGAACTGTTCTGGTCATGGCCAGCGTCAGGTCTCTGGCGCGCCGCCACAATCGCCCGGTCGACAAGGCCGAGCAGGAAGCGCATGTTCCGCGGCGCATCGATGACAAAGGCGATTTCCGCCTCGCTGGCCCCGGCGTGAAACCGCGCCATTTCCCAAAGCTCGCCGCGCGGCCCTCGCGCCTCGACAAACGAACCCTCGGCGTCAAACACACGGCTCCATTCGCCCGGGCCTATGGCCGCGATCTGGTCGCGCACACGCGCGAGATTTGCGGAATCGGTGGTCATGGTTTGGCCTCACGCTCCGTTTCGCAGGCTTCGCTTGCTGGCGCTCCGGCGGGGCGGCGAACGATCGCCGTGCCGCAGTCGCGGCCTGACAGGCAGTCGCTGCCGTGCTGTGCCTCCATCATGCGAACAAGTCGACCTGCACCGCTTGAGCCTCTTGCTGCAAGTCGAGTCGCCAGAGTGCGGATCGCATAAGCTGCCGCCAGCGGCACAACGCCGTTGCCGAGAAGCCGCAGCCACTCGGTGCGGGCTGTGGCCACCCCATCAGATCGGCGACGAAGATGGGATTGAGCGAGCGCTTGAACGACGGACGCACGAAGTCCGTAGGGGCCTTTCTCGTCCAACCTTTCCCCGCCGCCCGTATCGCCATCAACAACAGCGCGCGCCTCTCGGATCGCAAGACTGAATCGGTCGTGGCGCGATAGCGCAGGTAGGCGGTCAGGATCGTGTTCGGCGATTGCAGCCCATGCGGCGAAGTCGTCTGGGCCGGGAGGAAAGAGGCCAGACGCAGCGTCTCGTTCATCGATCTCGAATTGCCAGGCTGATGGCTGTCGCCGTAACTCAGCGATGTCGGCGTCGGCCATAGCCGCGCCTGGTTCTCCAGCCCGACCTGCCGCTTGGTCCCGTCCGCCGTCATTCCGGTCGGGCTCGTATCTTGCGCCAGCGTCCGGCCGCCGTTCGGCACGTTCGGCGTATACCAGAGCGCCGCATCCCGGCTCAGATTGTTGCCCTGCGTCGAATGCAGGTCCGGCCCCGGCCTGCGCCCGTCGTGCGCAGTCGGCGTGCTCCACAAATGCGCCACGAAATTCGGCAGCTGATTTAGATGTTTCCGGCCTGTCCCAGCCTGCAGATGCTCCTTCCCGTTCGCTCCCTTGCCATCCCGCGCCGCTGGCGTTGGCCAGGCCGTCATGGATTGCGAGGATGAAGAGCCGTTCGCGCTGGTGCGGCGCGCCAACTTCCGCCGCTGAGAACAATCCGCCCTCAACCGCAAAACCCAGTCTTTGTAGGTCTCGCCAAACCCGCTCTGCGCCAGCGATTTCGTCAGCCCCCGCCGAGAGCATGCCGGCGACGTTTTCGATGAGCACGAACCAGACTCTGGACTGGACGATGATGCGACGGGCGTCTGACCACAGGTCGCGCTCGTCGAGCGAGCCGCGCTTTTGTCCGGCAAGTGAATGCGGCTGGCACGGGATTCCGCCAATGAGACCATCCACAAAGCCACGCCACGCGCAGCCGTCGAAGGTTCCTGCATCCGACCACACAGGAGCGTCATGAAGGAGACCCTGCTGCATCGCTGAAACCAGGTGCGCGATGGCGAAGGCTTCCCTCTCCACCAGACAGACGCTGCGAGCGATTGGAATCGCCAATTGGACGCCGATATCGAGCCCGCCGCCTCCGGTGCAGATGGAGAGGATGTCAATGGGTCCGGCATCCGGGGCGGAACGTAGAGCCACACTTACCCCCTCCCTGCCGCAGCGCGCTCGACACCCATCTTGCGCAGCGCATGCAGGATCGTCGTGTGGTCGCGGTTGAAAATCCGGGCGACCGCAACCAAAGCGTCCGAGCGGGCCACTTCCTGCTCGACCTTCTCCGGCGGCAGGTCCTCGTCGGACAGGCGCTCAAGCTGGGCAAACAGATGGTTGTTCAGGTCAGACAGTTTGTTTTTCACGCGCGCCCCCCATCGTCCGGATCGGGACGGGTCAGCATGGTTTCGACCATCAGGTCACAATCGTAGGGCAGCTGCGCCACGCCATCGACCGTCTCGACCATGCCACGCGCTTCCAGTTCGTTGAGGCACAGGTCAAAGACGTAGGCCGCGACCGTGAAACGGCGCTTGAGGCATTCGTCGCACAGGCCCGACACATCGCCGGACGGGAAAGCGGCCGCCGCCAGCTCGACCAATTCTTCAGGCTCCATCACCCACCCCTGCGCGCGCGCATCGCGTCCGCCAGCTTGCCGGCCGCGCGTTCCAGTTTCCGCCGCGCCGCCATTTCCGGCCCGCCGGCAAAGCGGCATTGCGCCAGTTCGTCTGACGCTGCCCCGACTTGCTGACAGGCCGCCATAATGCGTTCGTCCGCTTTTTCGGCCTTGATGCGGCGCGTTTCGGCGCGGCGGGCACATTCTGTCTCTTCTTCGACAAGCGCAGCGATGCGGCCAGCCAGACGCAGCGTCCGTTCGTCATGCAGCATCATGGCGATACCTCAAAAGTCATCGCACCCGCTTCAAAGTAAATTCGGGATTCCGGCTTCGGTTGCGCTTCCAGCCGGGCGATCTCGTCGTCCAGGTAGAACCGCGCCTTTTTCAGGTCTTCGATTTGGTCGCCCTTGCGGCCTGCGCGCCAGATGTATTTCAGCACGTTGCCGAGGTTGAAATTCATGTGCCGGGCAATCGAGATGCACTCGATACCAGACGCATGGCCGGTGTAATGCGCCGGGTGGTTGACCGGGTCAGTCATGGCCGTTCCTTTCGATGTTTTGCCTCACGGGCCGCATCGCTCGTTTCACTCGCTGGCCCTGCGGCGGCGCGTCAGGCAGCGCAGGCTGACCGCCCGGCGCCCGCTCGCGGGTTTCCAGCGCCCGGCGCAGCCGCGCCATGGCGCGCTTGATCTCGACGGATTCAGCCAGCGCGGTCATTCAGCCACACGAGGCGCAGAACCAGCGCCCCCCCCGGCCGGCTTCCTGACCCAGCCGAACAGCCGCGCGACGAGGTCGCGCCGCTGTTCATTGCCTTTGCAGCAGATTTGTTTCGGACAGCGGTAGCAGGTCAGGATCATTGGCCCACCCCCAGCGGGTCCGCCCCGTCAAAGGCCTGCCAGTCGATGCGGCTCACCTCGCGACGCCCCGCATAGGCGCCTGTTTCCAGATCGCCCTCGCGTTCCCAGATGAACCACGCGATGTTCATCCGGCTCGAGGCTTCCGGGCCGTCATAACCGTCGCGGTGCATCATCGGCAGGCGGCGGGTGAAGACGAGAATGCGCGCCGGCGGGTTGTCGTCGAGCGCAAAGTTGCGGTCTTCGTCGACAAACCCGGCGAGAAAATTGAGATTGAGCAACAGCGCCATCTTTTTGGGCCGGTGCACCCGGATCGCATGCGCCACGAACGAATTCAGCGCCTCGCCGTACGGCGGATTGGTGATGATGTCATAGTCGCCATCGCCACGGCCTGTGGCCATGAAATCCACGACGCCCTGGCATTCGCCGTCACCGGTCGCCGTGCCGTAATCGACCAGATCAGACAGCGCCACGTCGTGGCCTGCCGCCTCCAGCGGGCGCACGATCGCGCCGCGCCCGCAGGCCGGTTCATAGATCCGGCGCTGAAACTGCTCCAGCGCCAGCAGCGCCGTCATCGCCTCTGGCGGCGTTTCATAGAGATTTGCGCCACGCTCCTGCTTTGTGGCGCTTGCCGTGCCGACCGCCGCGCGCAGATTGGCGCGGCTGGGTTCCAGTCCGGCCGCAAGCCGCGCAGCAATGGCGCGCTCGACAATGCCGGGCGAACGGCGTTCGGCTTCGGCCAACTTTCTCGCCTCAAAGACCTGTTGCGGCGTCATGCCGGTGTCGGCAAGCGAAGGATCAAGATTCTGCTTCGAAATCTTGCTCTTGCGGTCGCCGCCATGACCCGGAATGAGACCGGCTGCTTGTGCCGCGTCATGGTCCGCCGCCAGCTTGATCTTTGCCCGCGCTTCAATCAGCAGCGCATCGCCCTGCAGGCGCCGCGCCTTGTCGACGAGCTGCTGGCCCGCGCGCATACGCCGGGCAAACCGCGCCGCCGCGTCTGCCGTGTCATAGGCAGCCGAGGCAAACATCAGCGCCGCCTCGACATCGCCCTGATCGAGCAGTGCTGCGGCGCGCTGAACCGTCGCGGCAAGGTCTGACGCATCGTGCAGGACAGGCGCGGTCATTCAGCGTCACTCACCCGGTAGACCGCCGCGCTGGAGCGGGTGCCGGGCCTGACCAGTTCGATCAGCCCGGCCGCCAGCAGTTTTTCGGTGCGATCGGCGATCACGCCGGTTGACGAGACCAGCGCCGCGGCGAGGCTGTTGAGGCCGCGCTGCACGCACATCGCGTCGTCGCAGGATGCGCGCAGTTCCACCCACAAAAGCGCCGCGCCCAGCGGCACGCCGTGACGGTTGGCAAAAGCGGCGGCATCAAATCTTTTCGGGTCAAAGCGCGGCCTTTTCGGCGGGGCCTTCCAGGTCAGAATCGTGTCGAAATGAGCCTGCACCAGCGCCACGACCGAAAGACCCTGCTTTTGTGCAACAGCCTCCAGCCGCACATTGAACGCGCGGTCACCTTTGACGACATGGCGGAAATGGCGGACGTCAGGATCGTTCATGATCTGACCTCACGCGGCTGTTCCGCGCCCTTGGCGCGGGCCGCTCCGGCGGGGCGGGCCATCAGGCCCGACGGGCGGTCGCCCTTGCCTTCGGAATGTGCTGGCCCTGCGCGGTCACGCTTGCCGCCTTCGGCGGTTTCACGCGAGCCATGCCGCAAAGGCGGCAGGCGTTCCCGTTCCAGCGCACGATGGGCGCTGCGTTCGGATTCGGTGCCGCGCCCCACCGCGCGCAACAGATGGTGGCGGCAATAGACGCCTGCGCCGGATGGCTGGCCGCAAAACAGATGCGGCTGGCCCGGCCCGGCATCATTGACCGGCCAGCGGCACTGGCCGCGCATCAGGCCGGTCAACGGCAGATGCAGGGCGGCAGCGTCATAGACGATTGGAGAAAGACCGGCGGCCATCAACCAGCCCTCCGCATCAAGCCGCGCTCCTGGCGGGCAAGCTTGCGGTCAGCCTGCGCGAACGCCCGCTTTGCTTCGCCGATTTCCTTCCTCGCCTCCCGAACCTTCGTCAGGCACGTCGCGCCAGCAGCGGCGAGCGAGGCGGATTCGGCCTCGCCGCCCTCTTTTATCATCGCCTGCACGTCATCGATGGCGAGACCGTCGCCGTCGTCGTCCGAGTCGATAGGGACGAGGCGATAGCCGAGCATCGCCGCCAGTTCACTGATCATGAGAGGCGCTTCAAGCTGCCGGTCGAGGGCGACGATCACAGCCGCATTGATCGTGTGCGGCTCCGAGATCGAGCCGTATTTGGACAGCATGTCTTTCGGCACACCGGCCGAGTACTGGAAGATTTCGGGGCCGCCAGCCAGCTTGATCAGCTGCTTTGTGCGGTTCTTGATGCGCAATCGCTCGCTTGGGTCAATGAGGAAGAGATCGGGATCGAGTTTCGACATGGCGCGCCTCAGGCAAATCAAGGCCGTCAAGGAAACTTTTCGCTGAAAAGATTCCGTGCCGGACGGTTCGAAGTGATTCAGTGTGCGGGCGTCGCTAAGGAGGCCCGAAGGTCGATGTGCTCATGGTCCGCTCGCAAATCCGGAATGGTCGCGCCGCGCATATGTCGGCACGTCGATCAAGTCGCCGTCGCTGGTGAATTCGGGCAGAGCCCGCAAGCCGGACCCGGCGTCGCGACAAGTGTCGCGGCCGTCCGCAGCGAGCGCCAAAGGCGCGACAGCGTGAGGACAAGAAATATTCGCGGCCCGCGAGGCAGAATCACAAAGAGAACTCAACCCAATCCGCTCGGCCTTTTCGGCAATCGCGCGGCGCACAAATTCCGGTTCGTCAACGCCGCAGGCCGCCGCGCCGAGGCGCAGCGTCAAGGCCAGGTCGTCACTCAGGCGCACCTCGCCGATGGCAGGCACAACCTGGCCACGAAGACCTCGCGAGCCGGTAACTGCGGCAATGACTGGAGAACGGCGAAGCGGTTTCATGGTGCCACCTCCTGTTCCGCCGGCGCGGGACGCGCGACCTGTTGCGCGCCGGCGGTTGCGGCGCACGGGGGCGTAGCGCCGGTAGGAGAAAGGTTGGCCGCGCCACTCGCGGGAGGAGTTGCGCATGGCGCGGCCTCGGCGGCGCGTCCGCCGTCGTTTGAAGAATGTCCGGCGTCGAATATGTCGGGCCTCAACTGCTGGCGCGAAATCCCGGTGACGCGTTCGACTTCGTCGAGCCGCCCGAATGGCAGGCGAACAGTTCCACGTTCCCAGCGCAGAACAGTCGACTTGTCGACTGGCGGCACAAGCATCTGCCCGAACTGCTCAAGGCTCAGGCCCGCTGATTGGCGAAAGATGGCGAGGGGCGATTTATCCATGCCACATGGGTTGCATAAGTTGCAACATTTGGCAAGTCGTCAAGTTGCACGGTGAATGAACGCAATGCGCCAGCCACCGGCATATCGTTGCATAATGAGCAACATCGAAGCGATTCATCAGGATAAGACGCCAGTCCGCATTCACTTCATCGTGGAGTGGGCCGACAAGCGCGGGCTCATTCAAGCTGACATTTCGCGGAAGATAGGAGCTGATAAAGGCCTCGTCTCGCGCTGGTTTGACGGCACCGTCCCGAAGCCAGAGTATCTCGAAAAGCTGGCGGAACTGTTCAATACAGACGTGCACGGTCTGTTTCGCCATCCTGACGACGACTGGCTCACCCGCTTCTTCCAGGACAAAAGTGAAGAGCAGCGCGAGCAGGCGATCAAGATGCTGAAGTTGATGTTCGAGACATCCAGAACCGGAACCGATGGATAGATGGGCTATATTCGCTACGGCGAGAATGGACTGAGACCACCGGGGGAATAGGTCCAGGCGACCTTGCTGGAAGAGGTCTACGGCCTCCAGTATCGCGAAGCCAATGTTCAGGCATTTTGCGCCGCCGTGGCCGTCGCCGGTGCAAAGCATCTTTCTTATGGTGTGGCGCTGGCGCCGCAGGCCGACAATCCCAACGATCCAAACGCGATTGCCATCTTCGGGCAATGCGAAGTCAAGCCGTGGCTTCGCTCCAAATGGCTGAATGAGTGGCATATCGGCTGCGTTCGATGGGAACTCGCGCAAGAGCTGCACGAGGAATTCCTGTCCAAAGGCATCCCCATCGCCAGCCAACTCAGAAATATCTACCGCGACGGAAAATACACCGAAATCAATTATTTCGTTCTTGCTCCCAAAGGCCGCAGCCACAGTTCGCGTATGCGACGAGCCAGATCCTAGCTCCACCCAATCAGCGATAAGATAATCGAATCGCCCTTCAAAAGCAGGGACGATGCTTTGGTCGCAACTATAGAGTTGCAACTTTTGCAATTTGCTAGATTGACGAATGTTGCATTGTGTGCAACTTTCTCTCCGCCAGCTCCCCTTGTGTTTCGTCAGCTGGACAACCCCCAGGCCGCGCTGATCCCCCGACAGCGCGGCCAATTGGAAACGGAGAGAGCGATGATCATTGAGGAACGGCGATTTGATCCGGCTGCTCTAGCCGATCTGCCATTCTCAATAGCGCCTGGCCAAGTTCGCGAGCAGCTGCGGGTAGAACTCCCAGCTGAACAGATTGCACCGTTTCTGGCGGCCATTCCTTCGGATCAGTCGCATAATCCAGCTTCAGCAGGCACATCATGCCGGCAACGGGCGCTAGGCCATAGCCGGTCAAAGGGAACAGTCTGATGTTCCCCGCGGCATCCATCTCAAAATCTGTCGTCATAGCTCCTCGCGTCCTTTCAGCGTTTGAGGGGTTTAGCGGGGCCGGCGCGACTGCGAATCGCCCGGCTCCGCGCACTCTGCGCCGCGCTGCCTCGTCCCTTAACGGGAAAGCGCCGCTCTCCCCCACAATTCACAGCCGCCAGTTTTTCCTCTCTCAACAGGAGCGCATAGCCATGATTTCCGCACACCTTGCCGCCGCCCGTAAGACCCAGCCCGAAACCCGCGCCCAGCTGGTCGAGCGCATGGCCGACCGCATGAACGCGCTCGCGGCCAATGGCCAGACGGTCGACGAGGATTCGCTGGGCATCGATTTCACCAGTGACGAGATCAGCGCCCACTGGCGCGCGGCACGCGACCTCGCACGCCAGACCGCAACCCGGCAGGTGGCGTGATGCACGGTTTCCCCTCGACCGCGCTGCTGCGCCAGCGCGCCGCTGCGCATGCTGCGCGGACCATGAGCCGCTGGCGGCCATGGCTGGTTCTGGCGGCAGCGATGCTGTTTGTCACCGCAGCCGCAGGCCTCGTCACAGCCGTCGCCGCGGCGGAACACGCAATGATGCTGGCGGAGCGCGTGTGATGCAGCCCGGCCGCATTACAGGCTGCACCCGCGTCATCGGCCAGTCGCAAGGCTATCTCGGCCTGCCATTGCGCGACATTCTGGTTGACGATCCGGTCAATGGCCAGAACACACCGGCGATGGAAACCGCATGGTTTCCATCGCCTAACGAAATCACTGCAATCGCTCGCGGCGCGCCCGTCATCTTGCGCGTTCTGGGCCGCGCTCATCCGCCTGTCCTGATCCTGACCGGAGACGTTCCGCAATGAAACGGTCTTGGCGGCAGACAGACGGCGGCAATCGCAATCAGGACAAGTCAGAATCCTGCCCGGTCTGTCAGGGTCTTGGCCGGGTCTTTTCCTGCCCCTGGCACCCGGCCTGCGACTGCCCCGACGGTGCAATCGGCACCGTCTGCCCCGGCGTGTCGCGCCCATGCCCGGCCTGCGCGCCCATGCCAGCCGCGCCGGGAAGTCCGCGCGCTTTCTATGCAGTCGCTGCGTTGATGGTCGCGGCAGTGGCAGCGGCCTGCCTTGTCGGCCTTTCTGGAGTGTTCAGGTGATGGGTGATTTTTCCGAAACGCGCGTCTGGTGGCCGTCCTGCCTGCTTGACGAAATCATGCCTGACGGCCGCAATCAGCCGCAAGACTGGCTCGCTCCGGACGCGATGGGCGCAACGGTGGTTCGCTGGGATGATCACGATCCTGATAGCGACGTTGCCGCAATCGTCGCGCCGGACGACATCGTTGCTTTCGTGTGGCGCGAGAGCCGTGGCCGGGCCGAGATCATCATCTTTGCGGACGGCAGCTGGTGCAACTTCAATGGCAGCCAGGCAATCGGAGGGATCGATGCAACCCAGTTTTACGACGCATCAGACTTCGACATGTCTGGCGACAGCATAGACGAATTTACCCGCAACTATGCCGACTGTTCCGGCCCGCTGCCGCCTGACGGCGAAACTGTGACGGTGGTCATGGCGCGATGGAGCGACGAGGTGCTGTTTCAAATCTCGGCGGACGGCAAGTCGCTGACGCCGGTGGAACAAGCCAATGGCTGACAAATCTCACATCGAATGGACTGACGCCACATGGAACCCGGTCACCGGCTGTTCGGTCGTGTCGCCGGGCTGCACAAACTGCTACGCCATGCTGCTGGCTGGAACCCGGCTGAAAAACCATCCCAGCCGCACGGGCCTGACGGTCGAGGTCAAGAAGTCAGCGCGTGACCACGCGCCGGGCGGTCAGCCCGCCCCCGCTGGAGCGAAGCCGCGCAGCGGCGACAGCGTGAAGCGAAATGTCGTCTGGAATGGTCAGGTCAGGCTCAACGAACAGTGGCTTGACCAGCCGCTGCGCTGGGCCAGGCCGCGCATGATCTTTGTCTGTGCCCATGGCGACCTGTTTCACGAATCCGTGCCGGACGACTGGATCGACCGGGTGTTTGCCGTGATGGCGCTTTGCCCGCACCACATTTTTCAGGTTTTGACCAAGCGCAGCGAGCGGATGCGGGCCTATGTCAGCGGCCTCACCTGCGATGGTGCGCGCCGGTTCAACGTCGCGGACGCTGCAGGCCGTTTGATGGAAGACGGCGACAATGCGCATGACTTTGTCGCCAACTTGCAATGGCCGCTGCCCAATGTCTGGCTGGGTGTCTCGGCGGAGGATCAACGCCGCGCCGACGAGCGCATTCCCGACCTCTTGGCGACACCGGCGGCGGTGCGGTTTGTCTCGGCAGAACCGCTGCTGGGCGCGCTCAACCTGCGCAGGATTCGAATCGCACCGGATCATCACACGATTGTCGATGCGCTGGACGGTTATGCAATTACAGACAGCATCGCAGGATCTGGCCAGGAGCGCGCCCGCCTCGACTGGGTGATCGCCGGTGGCGAAAGCGGCAAGGGCGCGCGGCCGATGCATCCCGACTGGGCGCGCTCGATCCGCGACCAGTGCCAGAATTCCGGCACGGCCTTTTTCTTCAAGCAATGGGGCGCATGGGTTTCGGTCCTCGACCGCGAAAAGCAGGATGCTGACTGGCGCGCCGACTACAGCATCAGGTTCGCCGATGTGGAGCCGTTCAAATGGCTCAATCTTGCCGGCGGCTGCGGCTTCCACGGCGAGCGGTTTCAAGTCATGCAGCGGGTCGGCAAGAAGGCCGCTGGCCGCCTGCTCGACGGCGTTGAGCACAACGCCATGCCAGAGATCTACCGCCATGACTGACAATGCGCACGACGAATTTCGCGCGGCATTGAAGAAATTGCCGACACCCATTTCCTGCGTCACCGACGGAGCTGTTTGCCCATGGTGCGGCGAGTTGCATCAGACTGTTACCTTTGGCGCAAACCACTGCCTTGCATGCCAGCGCCCGTTCTCTTTTGGCTATCCGGCGGGAGGCTGGCACGACGGCAAGGACCCGATTTCGTGGGTGGATTTTCCGTTTCGCGAGTTCGAAGCAATGGGCGGCAAGGCATCGGCAATGGCCGACTGGGAGCCGAACTGCCGGCTGAAAGCGCTCTACTTTCAGAAGAGCGAAGAGTATCTCGGAACCTTCGCCGACACATCCAAGGCGAACTGAGCCATGATCGTTCGTTCTGAAAACCTCAACCAGATCTGCTGCGATTTTTGTCCGGCCAGCTTTGCCGACGTAGCGAGCGATGCAGACTTCCGCGACATGGTGACAGCGGCCAAGGCGGCGGGCTGGCAGGTCAGGCCGGTCAAGCCGAAACCCGGCCAGCGCGACACAACCGACCTGTTTGGCGCAACGCCCCGCGTCGCCGGCAAACAGGCCGATCAACCGTTCACTCACGCCTGCCCCGCCTGCGCCAACCCGCGCCCGGCCGGGCTGTTTTAACCTCCGGAGACCCTGACATGCCGATTCAATATGTCGACTGGGTTGAGCGCAGCATGCTGCGCGCATCGCCCGATACATGGTTCGTCTTCGGCGACAATGCCGAGCGCATCGGCATGGGCGGACAGGCAGGCGCCATGCGCGGCGAGCCCAACGCCATCGGTGTCGCCACGCTGCACGCACCAGGACGGCCATACGGGCCAGACGATGCGCGCGCGCTCTTTTTTCTGTCAGCCGACCTGACGCGCGTTGCCGGGCTGCTGGCGCGTGATGCACTCGTCATGGTTCCGCGCGATGGCATTGGCACCGGCATTGCCGCCTTGCCGCAACGCGCCCCTCACCTTCACCGCCTCATCGTCGCGTTCTTCCGCGCCGCGCCGGGCGAACCCTGCCCATGGAAGGACTGATCATGCCCCACAAAACAAACACCGAAGCCACCGTCACATCGCCGGTTCCTGCCTACAAAGCGTTCAACCAGGACATGACCTGCCGCGGGTTTCAGTTTGCCGCAGGCCAAACCTATCGCCACGAAGGGCCCGTCAAAGCCTGCGAAAGCGGTTTTCATGCGATCACTGGCCACCCGCTGGCGCTGTTCAAATATTATCCGCCGGCATCGGCCCGCATTTTCCGGGTCGAGATTTCCGGCGCGATGGACAGCGATGACGATGGCGAAAAGACGGCAGCCGAGATCCTGTCGGTTGGCAAGGAAATCGGGCTGACGGAGATCATTCTCGAAGCGGCTCAATGGGTGAAGGACCGGGCCAGGCCGGTGGACGGCGACGTCACGGATGAGCCGCAGACATCTGTCACTGTTGGCCGGGACGGAGGCGCTGCTACCGCAACCGGAACTGGAGGCGCTGCTACCGCAACCGGAACTGGAGGCGCTGCTACCGCAACCGGAACTGGAGGCGCTGCTACCGCATCCGGCGAAGGAGGCGCTGCTACCGCAACAGGCTTCCAAGGCAAAGCTCGCGCGGCAGATGGCAATGCGATCTTTCTCGCCGAGCGAGATGGACCGGCCGGGCGC